TGCATATAGATGCTGCTAACCATAGGTCTTATGTTAGTGGAAGTACTACTTGGACTGATTTAAGTGGAAATAAAAATCATGGTACATTAGTAAACGGACCTACCTTTGATAGTAGAAATGGAGGAAGTATAGTATTTGATGGGTCTAATGACTATGTTTCTGTAAGTTATAACGCTGCTAGCATGGCTAGCTGGTCAACAGCTCAAACTATTTTATTTTGGGAATATCATGATTTTACAACAGGTAGAAGGAATATATGGAATCAAGCATATGGTGGAGCTGGAACTTGGACGTTTGAAGGAGGTAGTAATATAAGCTATTACTATGGTAATTCCGGTACTGACAATAGCCCTTATACATTCCTAAACTCATCTACTACTCCTACAGGTAGATGGAATATGTTAGCTGTAACTCGAAATGCAAGTGAAGTAAGATGGTACGTAAATAATAGTAACACAGCTACCATGTCAAATCCTTATGGTGTACTTGCTAACACAACAACCAACATAACTATAGGAACTGGCTACACAGGAACACCTTGGGTCGGAAGAATTGCTATAGTAAAAGCTTATAATAAAGCTCTCACAGCAGCTGAGATTTCACAAAACTATAACGCTTTAAAAAGCAGATTTGGATTATAAAATGGCAGGTAGAATAGCATATTACGGAGGTATGGTTTTAGATGGTCTAATGCTAAATGTAGATGCTGCTAAGATGGATTCTTACCCTAAGACAGGAACTACTTGGAGAGATGTTAGTAGAAGTGGGAATAATAATGGTACATTAACAAATGGACCAACATTTAATTCCAACAATAAAGGATCTATTGTGTTTGACGGTACAAATGATATAGTCAACTTTGGACCTTTTTCTTTGCTGACAGGAAGTAATTTTAGTTTATCTTTTTGGGTAAAACTAAAGGTAAACAACATAACGCACATACCTATTGCAAAAGACAGTCATTTTAGCATTGCTTTTTTTAGTAACAAAATATCATATGCTGATGGTTCCAATTGGAATTATTCCGCTTTTGGAAATCATGGTAATTTTAGTGTAGATACTTGGTATAATATAGTAGCTGTCAGAAGTAGTACAAACGTCACTCTGTACTCTAACTCAGCTTCAATTGCTAGTCTTACTTTTGGTGGTAGCGTAACTGGTAATGCTAATAATTTTTATTTGGGTGCATATGCTGGTACTTCAAATTTTTTTAATGGAAACATATCTTCAATGCACATCTATAATAAATCATTAACTAGTACCGAAGTAACACAAAACTATAATGCATTAAAAGGCAGATTTGGTCTTTAACATATACTTATAATAAATAAACCTGGATAGGGAAAGGAAATTATGCCAAACGAATTTATAGCCCGTAATGGGTTACGCTCACAAGCAAATTCAGACATTACTGGGTCACTCAAAGTAACTGCTGGAATAACAGGATCACTACAAGGTACAGCATCTTTTGCTCTATCTGCATCTTATGCACCAGGAGGTGGAAGTGGTACTGTAAACACAGGTGCTTCAACAAAACTAGCTTATTATCCTTCAGCAGGAACGACTATTGCCGAGACTGCTAACTTAGAATATGATGGTACAAACTTACAATTAGTAAGTACGGCACAGGTAGGATTTGTAACCACTCCAGGAACTATATATTTTGGAAGCTTTGGTTCTCCTGGCTATGGTCGAGCTGGATTTAGTGTACCCGGAGCTGCAGTAATGGTTATTGATTACTCAACAGCTAGAGCAGGATTTGGTGGAGGTATTAATCTGATCACCGGAGCTCCAGGTGGATTAGTAGAAATACAAGGTAAGGCAGACGAAATACAGCTGCTTATTAAAGGTAATTCTTCTCAAGGAAGCAATATATTTGAAATCAGAAATTCTGGAGGCTCCCAATTACTTACTTTAGATAACAGTGGTGTATTTAATACTGCAGGTGGTGGTACTTCAGACAGAAGAAAAAAAGATAACATTATTTATCTTACAGAAGATGCTTCAAGCATTATAAAATCTCTTAAACCTACCAAGTTTGAATTTAAAACCAATCCAGGAGTAACAAGACATGGGTTTATTGCTCAAGATGTTTTACAAACAAAGCCTGATTTAGTATTAGGAGATGGAGCTAGAGAAGATGGAACTTATGGTTTAGATTATGATGGTATATTATCATTAACTGTAAAATCATTACAAGAGGCATTAGCTCGAATCGATGAGCTAGAGAAAGCAATCAAAGAGATTCAGGGGTAGTTGTAAAATACAAACCCAACAAACATTTTTCAGCCAATCCCAGCATATTTATATTAAACAATATAATTCAATACAGTTATGGAAACAAAACAATTTAGTGTAGAAGAACTCGAGCAGATCAAGAAACTGCAAGAAAATTACAACGCAATTGGTGTACAATTAGTACAACTTAAACTCGCTCAAAAAAACGCTGAGACTTATCTAGCAACTCTTAAAGAACAAGAGATAGTACTAGAAACTCAAATTATGGAAACAAACACCGAGGAGAAAAAGTTAGCTGCAGATTTAGACACCAAATATGGAGCAGGGTCATTAGACCTTGAATCTGGAGTATTTACACCAAATCAGTAGAGATTTTAACGTTTCGAGTTATATTGTTATATTTATATATAAATTAACAAATTAAACTAAAACAATGGCTGAAAGAATAGTTAGTCCAGGAGTGTTTACGAACGAAAAAGATCTTTCGTTTCTTCCTGCAGGAATCGCAGCAATAGGAGCTGCAATAATTGGTCCTTCACTAAAAGGACCTGCTTTTGTACCAACCGTAATCACTAGCTTTGATGACTTTATTGCTAAATTTGGTGGTCTAAGCGAAGACACTTATTTACCTTATGCTGTACAAAGCTACTTAAAAAGTGCATCTACAGTAACAGTAGTACGTGTTTTGCAAGAAGGCGGATACAACGCAAACTCATTTCATATTATAGCAACTACAGGATCTATAAGTAAGTTGATTGGTGTTATCATGCCAACTACTGCAGTAGGTAGTTCAACTGGAAAAGGCTTTGAAAAAAGTACATGGGCAGTTCCAAGTGGTAGTATCACAGGATCTTTCGGAATTACATTATCTGGTTCTGGTGTAACAGCTCAGAGCATTACAGCTTCTGCAAACCCAACTAGCGTAGATTCATTTGCAAATGTACTTGGTACTTCAGTAAAAGGATCTAAAAAAGGATATATGTACTCTTATTTCTCTGAGTATGTTACTTCTATCGCAAGCTTAACAGGATCTACAATCACTTTTGTATCCCAATCAGCAAATGCTTTAGTAAATTTATCTGGTTCAGCTGGTGCATATAGCAAAGCAAATACTCCTTGGATTCAATCACAAATCATTGGTAATGATAAATTAAACTTATTTAAAGTTTACACATTAACTGATGGTGTTGATGCAAACACTGCTTACAAAATCAGCGTTATTAATAACATTCTACCAGGAGTTGATCCAGGTTCAGATTATGGTTCATTTAGCTTAGTAGTTCGTGAATACACTGATACTGATCAAAGACCAGTTATCCTAGAAAGCTATAATGGAGTAAACCTAGATCCAGATTCAACTAACTATATTGCTCGTCGAATCGGAGACAAGTCTTACTCAGTAAGTGCTTTAGGTGAAGTAACCGTTGTAGGAAACTACGACAATGTATCTAAATACATTAGAGTTGAAATGGATGCAGCTGTAGACACTAAGTCAATCACAGCTAATGTTAAACCTTTCGGTTTTGCAGCAGTGGTTCAACCAGTATCTTCAAGCTACTCAATGCCAACAGCATCTTTTGTGACCCAATTAACTCAAATTAATGGTGCTTACAATAAAAAAGCATACTATGGTTGGAACTTTACCTCAACAGATAATGGAAACTACTTAAAACCATTAGCAGCAGGAACAACTACAAACGGTAACGCTTTTAACTTAGATGAATCATTTATTCACCCAAGTGCATCAGCAACTAACACAAATACTACAATTGCAGCAAGCAAGAGTGTATCTGGTTCAACCTTTGCAGGATTAGACGTTACTACTTTCTTAAAGTTCACAGTACCTTTCCAAGGTGGTTTTGATGGAATGGATCCAGCAATTGCAAAAAATGTTGGTTCATCAATCACAGCTACTAACGTATTTGGTATGGATTGTTCAACTGCAACCTCTATCGGTTCAGTAGGATACATCAAAGCTTTAAATGTAATCAGCAATGCTGACGAATATGATATCAATTTATTAGCTACTCCAGGTCTTACAATTGCAGATCATGCAGCCGTTATCAACAAAGCAATTGAAGTTGCTGAAGATAGAGGTGATTGTTTTGTAATAGCAGATCCAGTAGTTCAAGGTCGATCAGCAGATGCAGCAGTAGCAGCAATATCTGATAGTGGAATTGATTCTAACTATGTAGCTACATACTGGCCATGGGTTAAAATCCTAGACACAGACAAAAACAAACCAGTTTGGGTTCCACCAAGTGTTGTAGTACCACGTGTAATGGCTTACAACGACTCAGTAGCATACGAATGGTTTGCACCAGCAGGTTTAAATCGTGGTGGTATTACTGAAGCAGTTGATATTGAATTAAAACTCAATCAATCTACTCGTAATGACTTATACGAAAACAAAATCAATGCAATTGCAACTTTCCCTAGTCAAGGAGTTTGTATTTGGGGTCAAAAAACATTACAAGCTAAGCCTTCTGCTTTAGATCGCATTAATGTAAGACGTTTGATGATCACTTTGAAGAAATTCATTGCAAGCTCAAGTCGCTACTTAGTATTCGAAAACAATACTACAGCTACTCGTCAAAGATTTATTAACATTGTAACTCCATATTTGGAAACAGTAAAATCTCGTCAAGGTTTATACGCTTTCAAAGTTGTAATGGATGAAACCAACAATACACCAGATGTAATCGACAGAAACATCATGTATGGTCAAATCTACTTACAGCCAGCAAAAGCAGTTGAATTTATTATATTAGATTTTAATATCCTTCCAACAGGAGCAACTTTTGATAACGCGTAATATTTAATATAAAAGAACATGGCTAATTTAATAGAAAATAATCAAATCTTTTACACACCTTTCGAACCGAAAGTACAGAATAGATTTATCTTACAGATTGATGGTATTCCATCTTTCATTTGTAAAAAAGTATCTCGTCCACAAATCGATTGTGGCGAGGTAATTTTAGATCACATCAACATTCAACGTAAGTTGAAAGGTAAGTGTAAGTGGGGTGATATCACTTTGTCTTTATACGATCCAATCGTTCCATCAGGTGCTCAAGCAGTAATGGAATGGGTTAGAACAGCTCACGAATCAGTAACTGGTCGTGATGGATATGCAGATTTCTACAAAAAGAATTTTGATATCTTTGTACTTGGACCAGTAGGTGATAAAGTTGAGAACTGGAAAGTTTGGGGTGCTTATATCAAAACATCACAATTTGGTGATATGGATTGGGCTACTGAGACTCCAGTTGAGATTGCTCTTACATTAGGTATTGACTACGCAGTATTAGAATACTAATAGTTAAAACAAAACTAAACTAAGAAAAGCCAGCAGAAATGTTGGCTTTCTTTTTTATATTGCGTATACTTATATTAAACTACATTACATTAAAAAGGTTTTAACATTATGAGCAAAGTTGTAAACGACGATTACCCCAACAGTGTGCGTCTAACAGACGAGGAAATCAAAGCTAAGTTCTTAGCAGAGTCCACAAACACCGGTACAATGGAAACATTTCAAAAATTAGATGTTCCAACTGAAATCATCGATCTACCAAGTAGAGGATACTTCTATCCAGAAGGACATCCACTATCATCTGGAAAGATTGAGATGAAGTACATGACTGCTAAAGAAGAGGATATCTTGGCATCACAAAACCTTATCAAACAAGGTGTTGTAATTGATAAACTATTACAATCATTGATTGTTACTAAGATTAACTATAACGATCTATTAACCGTAGATAAGAATGCAATCTTTATTGCAGCTCGTATTCTAGGTTATGGTAAGGACTATGAAGTAGAGATTGCTTGCCCAAGTTGTGGTGAAAAATCTAAACACGTTATTGACTTACAGGAGTTCGATGAAAAAGAAATCGATTGGACCAAGTTTACAAAAGGGGTATGCACTCACAAGTTTACATTGCCAATTAGCAAAAAAGAATTAACACTTAAGTTTTTAACTCACGGAGATGAGAAAAAGATTGAAGATGATTCTAAAGCAGCTAAAAAGCTAAACAAAATTATAGGATCTGACTCAGATTTAACAACTCGTCTAAAGCATATTGTAGTGGCAGTTGATGGTAATAGTGATCCAGCAGTTATTAACAAGACTGTAGATACAATGTTATCAAGAGATTCCCTAACACTGCGTACGTATTTGAAAGAGAATACTCCAGACGTTAACACAACCTTCACATTTAGTTGTCCTAATTGTGATTATGAGCAAGAGAACATGGCCTTGCCCATAGGAGTCGGGTTTTTTTGGCCTGGGGTCTGACTATAGGCCCATCCTATACGACCAGATATTTGACCTTATGTATTATGGAAAAATGGGCTGGTCATGGACAGAACTGTATAACTTACCGGTATATCTCAGACGATATTATTACCTCAAGTTATCAAAAATTAAGAAAGATGAAAATGATGCTGAAAAGGCTGCTTATGACAAAGCTAAATCAAGCAGAAGATAAAGACAAAGAGAGCCAGTTAATCACTGGCTTTTCTTATTTACAAACTATTTATATATAAAGTATTGCATAATGAAAAAATCAGATATACATAAGATTATACACGACGAAATCCAAAATCATAGAATTGAGGAGAGTATAACTAGCTGGTTATTAGACAAAGCTGAGACTTTTGTAAAGGGTCATTTCAACCATGCAGCAGACTATCAGTATGCTAGAATCATCAACTCACCAGACTTTAAAGCACTATCAAAAAAGTTTAATATGAGTGAGAAAGAATTTACAAAAAGAGCTACTAGTCTAATCAAACAAGATCCACAAAAATTTGCTGACCTATTAGTATATGATGTTCGAAAAGGAAGCTTTGGTAAGTACTTTAAATAATGGGTAAAAAAAGAGCAGATGATCTTATTGACCTTGATAGCTTAGAGAGTAAGCTTTCAAAGGTTATTGCTGGTGCCTTTAAAAAAGGGACTGATGACGCTTTTTCTGCAAAATCCTTCTTGAAAGATCTGACCGCTCAGATGAAAGATTATACCAAAGAGCAAGAAACTCAAGCATTTAATGATAGGGTTAGAGCTCTGTCATTAAGAACTGGTTTAGATCAAAAAGAAGTAGAACTTAGATTGCTTGCAAAGCAAGCAAAAATGGAGAATAACTCCTTAATTAACCAGCTGGATATGAATAGGGCTGCGAAATATGCAGCAGTTCAGAGGGCTGAGGACCTGGTCTCACGACTTAAAGCTCAGAACGCTGACAAAGAACAGATTGAAAAGGCAGAGGATCTGATGTACCTACTTCGAGGTCAAACAGAAGCAATCATCGAGCGTATAGACAGTCTAAAAAAGGAAAACACACTAATACAAGAAGGTACTAAGGAAAGACTCGAGCAATTAAAAGCAGAAAGAGAAAAAGCAGCTCTCCAAGCAAAGCAGGATGCGTATGCTGAAAAAATAAAAGAGGTTAACAGTGCCCTTTTGAGTCAGTTTGGTATCACAGAAAAGATAATAGATCAACTTAAAACACCAGAACTGGCAAAAGCTATCTTTGCTCAGCAAATGATAGAGAAGATAGGACAAGCTACAGATACCTTCAAAGAATTCAAAAAACAAGGTCTATCATCAGCACAAGCAGTAGAAGCTGGAATTAAGAGTTTTTCTTTTAAAAGTTTAGTAGGACTAGCAGACAATAAAGGTGTAATGAATGGTATCATTGAGCAATATGGTAACGTAAATGCCTTAAGTAGTGAACTTGTTGATAATCTAGGCGAAATGGCTCATCAGCTTGGAATATCTGGAGAAGAGGCTTTAGCCTTAAACGCTTCACTATCCCAAATGCCAGGCGAAACTTCACAATCTGCAGCAAACTCAATGAAGCAGGTAGGTGCAATGGCTAAACTGCAAGGAATAGCTCCAGGTAAGATAATGAAAGACATGGCCAAGAACACAGAAGCCATGGCATTATTTGGCAGTAGAGGAGCAGTAGCGTTTGGTAAGGCAGTAATTGAATTGCATAAGATGGGTGTTGAACTTAGTACATCAGTCAGTATGGCAAAAGGATTGCTTGATTTTGAAAGCAGTATTAATGCTCAAATGGAAGCTTCAGTATTATTGGGTAGAGAAATAAATCTAGACAAAGCACGGGAGATGGCACTCAACCATGATATAGAAGGTGCAACCAGAGAAGTATTAAGAAATGTAGGAGGACAAGCTGAGTTTGGTAGAATGAACATGGTTCAACAAGAAGCCTTAGCTAAATCAGCAGGTATGACTACCGAGCAATTACAAAAAGCGTTAGATGCACAGGTAGAGTCGAATAAATATTCTGGAGAAAGTGCTGGTTATTTCAAAGAACTTTTAGGTACTACTGTGGATTGGTTAGGAGCTGTTAAGAAGGGTACTGGTGAATTAGGCCCATTACTTTTTTCTCTTTTCCAAATGGTAACGCAGTATAAGCTGATAAATGCTCTAAAGATGAAGAGTAATACGATTCCTGCAGGAGGTGGAGCTGGTGGTGTAGGTGGTGCAGGTGCAGTAGGTAAACTAAATGTTGGATCTATGTTACAAGGTGCAGCAGCATTACTAATCGTAGCAGCAGCATTGTATGTATCAGCAAAAGCATTTCAACAGTTTGCTACTGTTGAATGGCCAGCTGTTGGTATAGGATTAGTAGCATTAACAGCAATGTCCTTAGTAACTGCGGGATTGAGTCAAGTAGCAGGAGAAATAATTGCCGGATCAGTTGCTTTAGCATTTTTAGGTGTCGCTTTAATACCATTTACCTATGCAATGAAGCAATTGATAGGTTTAGATATGGAAGCTGTGAAAGCAGCTGGAGCAGGATTATTGGAGTTTGGAGTATCAGTATTTGCATTAGGAGCTATTATGATGACTGGTATTGGTGCTTATATATTTGGAGCTGGTATACTAGCTTTGATAGCTTTAGGTCTAGGTATAGGTGTATTTGCTGAAAACTTATCAAATCTAGCAAAACAAAAAGAAGGATTGGCAGGATTAAAGGATATAGTTGCATTGGGTAGTATGGGTATTGGAATAGGTGCTGTAGGTACAGGCTTAGATATGATAACTACAGCATTAGGAAAAATGAATAATGCAACTCCTCCAGTAATAGACAAACTTCTTCAACTAGCTGCATCAGCACCTAAGTTCCAAGAGATAGGAAACGCTCTAAGCAATATAGCTAATGGGGGTGGAGAAGAAAAAGAAGATAAACTAGACAAGTTAATATCGGCTGTTGAAACTCTTGCATCCAATATACTTAATAAGAAAGGTAATGTTACAATCGACGGTAAAGCAATTGGTCATGTATTAGCACCAATTATAAGCAGAGAAATTAATTACACTAGTAGATAAAAATGGCAAAACTATTTAAAACTATAAGTTTAGAAGAACGCTACAATAGTAGCATTCACAATGAGTTGCCAGCCAAAGTAAAAGCTGTAAATCAAGGTAGTATCCTTTTACAACCAGCTAAGCCATCCAAAGAACTAGAAAGTGTTTTATTAAAAACACTTCCAAATGCTGTTGAGCAAAATAGTGCTATACTAAAAGGAATGGTAAAAGGACCTGAGTCTATTCCACCATTTATTAATACAAAATTTAGATCTGCAATTAGTTTAGCAGACAGATTATTGCAACCAAAAATAGGAAGCACAACCCACTTAGCTCAGTACTTTTTATCAGATGTAAACACTGACTATATTAAAATAACTCCATTTGGAATTTTTAATCACACCAGTACTACTATAATACAACCAGTTAAAACCAACATTGCACAAGGAGGTCAAAACCCAATAATATTTAATCCTACATTAAGTCAGGGATTGGTGTATGCTAATGGAGTTGCTAGTTCTTTCATAAATGTATTAGTACCGACTTATGATAGTCTACTATTGCAAGGTACTTTTTTTGGTAATGGAGTTTACCAATCCTTTACTAATATAATACTTCCATTAGGAGTTAATCAAGGACCTGGAACTAATCCAGTATTGGCAATCACTGTGCCTTTCCTAGCTCCTTTACAAGGACCTGGAACTAATCCAGTATTGGCAATAACTAATGCTGCAATATTGGCAACACAAGGAACTATAACTACCAACAACATTGTAAAGTCTGTTATAAATGTAGTACGATCAAGACTGACTGGCACTATTCCACAAAAAGGTACTGTGATATTAGGCACTCCTTCAACAACCGTAGTACAAGATGGTGATATTGCTTTAGGCATACCAACTATAACAGTAGTACAAGACGGTAATATTGTTTTGGGTACACCAATTGCAACGGTAATTCAGTTTAGCGATATTATTTTAGACACTCCAAGTACAGAAAAGAAATACCCTACACCAGAACTCAATCAGATAACATTTGAGCCTAAGTACACTTTTCCAGTACTTAAGTCCTTGAGATATGCAGCTGATAGAGCATTAGCAGTATTCTCACCAACAGTGAAGCACGGTAGTTCTGGAATACCTAGATCTATAACAAAAGAAGGTTCAACATATTTCCAAGATAGTATTAAAACTTCACTAAGCATAGGCGGATCTAATTCTGGCTATAAAAGTGAAGTTGAGACTTACATGTCCAAACTAACAAATCCAAGTGATGATTTAATTGCTAAAGGAGTAGATTATACAAAACTAGGTGAAGCAGGAAAAGATCCAGTAGCAAGGACGTTTAATGATATTATTGAGGATGGAGACTCTATACCACTAGCTAATGCCAATAATGCAGTAGATGATACTGAAAGAGGAGGTACACAGCAATTTTACTACGAGGAGAGAGATAGTGCCAATAATCTAGCTACTAATGGTTTGAGTGATATAGGTTCAGACTATCAAACTTTAACTTATAAGCAAATACGAACAAAATCAGAAGAAACCACCCCAAACACAATTGGAACAGATTTTAGAACTCTTCTTAGATCAGATAGCAGAGCTAATGGAGTGTTTACAGTTAAGTATATTGATGACACAACACCAGATACTTACATAACTAAAAATGGTTCAGTAGAACAAAGAAGTCCATTAAATGCAGTAGTTAATGATGATCGTAAATCTGACTTCGTTACTTTAAAAATCGGACCATTAGGATCAAGTAATCCTATTGTGTTTAGATCTTATATTACTAATTTTAGTGATAGTTGGACAAATACTTGGGAAGACACCAAACTACTAAACAGGTTAGAAACCATACACTCCTATAGAGGTGTTGTGAGAGCAGGCAGTATAGCTTTCAAAGTACCAGCTTTATCAAGCAAAGACATGGATATTATCTACGGTAAACTACAAAGTTTAGTAAGGGTGGCATCTATTCCTACAGCTCCTAGAACAGAAGGAACAATGATGAAAGCACCTATATGCAGTTTTACTTTAGGAAAATGGTACATAAACACACCAATAGCAGTAAACTCAGTTAAGTATGATGTACAGATGGCTGAGTATGCTTGGGATATAGATAAACAATTACCACAAATTATAGACGTTTCTATGGACTTTAGATTTATTGTTGGTATTGGTGATGGCAGTGCAGTACCAACAGCAGGACTTATACCATTTGCATAGTATGACAAACAGATACGACAATATAGCAACAAAAAAAGATGATAGTGGTAAAACAGTTGTTAAACCAACACTTTATCCACCTATACCAAGAAGTGTAGATGACATTTATGTCAGAACAACACCAGGAGATAGGCTTGATTTATTGGCAAATAATTACTATGGTAGTGTAGGTTATTGGTGGATAATAGCAGAAGCCAATGGAATTGGAAAAGGCACAATGACGATCCCACCAAACCAACAACTACGAATACCTGCAAGCATACTTCAAATTCTATCAGACTATAAGGAATTAAACAAATAAAGTTATGACTAACCCGTTTAGTAAAAAGCAAGTACCAATAAATACTCAGAAGGAGTTAGATAAGCGTGCAAAAAACGTTTTATACCTCACAGAGATTCAAGGAGCTCATCCACAAATTCGTATAACGAGTATGTGTGATCAATGTAGAGTGGCTAGTTTGCTTAATCCCATAACTAACGAAGGTATAAGATATGATAACAGAATTAATAGTACTTTAAGATCAAGACAGCAGTTAGCTAATGAACAGGTTGGTGTTGGTGCACCATTGTATGATCCAACAACATATTCACCTTATCCAATAGTAACAGAAGTTAAAATAACAAAACAAGGTGAATTAGGAACAACAAGAAAGACCACTATATCTATAATAGCTTATGATGATGATCAGTTACTAGAATTACAAAAATGTTTGTTTATTCCTGGAATGAGTATTAGGGTGGAGTGGGGATTCCGTATGCCAGATATCACTATCAACAATTCTGAAACTGATAATACTGCTAATAGTAGTATGTTACGAGAGACTAGAACAAACCCAAACTATGAGGGTCTACAAGGATTGGTTACTAACTTTAATTACAGTTTAACACAAGGACAATACTGGACTTGCAGTGTGGAAGTAATATCAGCTGCAGAAGCTCTTATTGGAGGATCTACTGAAACTCCTTGTGTGGATTCAACAACTAACCCACCTAGTCTAGGTAGCAAGTGTGTACAAGAAATAAAAGGTGAGGAAGATAAAAAAGCTTCCGAACACAGATCTCGATTATATAATTATTTATTCCAATTAGCAAACACAAAGAATCGAACAAGCACTAGAGGTAAAATGCGAGCAGAGTATAGAGATCAATACGGCTTACAAGCATTTACTGGAATAGAAAATCTTAAAAAAGTAACCCGAGCATTGGGAGGAGATCCTGAAGATGTTTCTTTTGAGGTTCACCAATACACGGGAGATGTAAGAGATGCAAGTGGTGGTAGTGGTGGTTTACTTGGAGCAATTGGAAGTGTCTTTACAAGTTTCTTTGGAGCAGGCACAGATGAAGTTTATATGACTTGGGCTGCATTTGAAGCTGCGGTAAATCTATACTGCTTTCCTGTAGACAATAATGGACTTTTTAGAAACGGATGTCTCGACAGTAGTCGTGTTATATTATCATACCATAGATTGTTAGAATCAACTGATCCTCGAGTATGTATTATTCCAGGTACACCACTAGCAAGATATTTACTAGACAACGACAATCAAAATTCGCTAGAAGGCATACCCTCAGCAATAGTTAAAGAAGGTGATAAGGGCGGTGTAATGCTATCTAAAATTCGACTAAACGTTATCATGTTACTAAAGCAATTGAATGCAGTAGAGGATGCTAAGACAGGAGACTTTAAAGTAAAAACTTTTATTACAAATGTACTAAACGAGATAAACAGTGTTTGTGGTGATTTATGGGAATTTGAAGTAATAACCAACAACGAGGATGAAGAATTTAAGTATCCCAAACTCTCAGTAGTAGACATTAAATTCCCAGGTGTAGGAAATCAAAAAGTACAAGTATACGATTTTCCTGGCAAGATTTTAACACAAAATGACAAAGAGACAAGAAGGTCCATATTAAGAGATATGAGCTTCAACATGAAAATGACTTCAGCCATGAAGACTCAAGCTCTGTACTCTGGTAACTATAAAAGTACAAAAGAGCTACCAATGGCAGTAAGTACCGATCCAAAAAATCCCTGCCAAGCAGCAAGTCTTAGACCATTTCAAATTGGAGTGCTAGTAAACTCAAAGTTTTATACAAACTTAGCTCGAAAGCCTTTGGAATATAGTGAATGTGAACCATGTAAAAGTCCAGATCAAGTAAAGAAAACTTTTAGAGAGACTATGGAGGAACTTCAGAAGAAAGGTGTAACAGATGAGTCAACAAATCAAGCAGCAAGTTTACTAAGACAAGAGTATGCAGATAGTCTGTATAAAGGAGATGATCAGCATTGTGCAGGACAACCATTACCATTTGAGTTGAGTCTAACAATAGATGGTATAGGTGGTTTTGGATTTGGTCAACTTATAACTTGCAATCGTATTCCTGAAAACATAAGAGATACCTATGACTGGCAAGTTACTTCTGTTGAACATACAATTAATCCATCAGGTTGGGTAACACAGATTAACACAATACCAAGAATGAAACCTCAACCAATTAAGGAACGTCCAGTAGAGGTGATCAACACTGCATCAAATTTATTAGGAGTGACCTCATTTGTATCGATTACTGCACAGAGTAATAATCAAAACCCAATAGCAACCACTCCACCTACAACAAACTCAATACCAAACACAGGAGGAATTTTGTTTGATCCAAATGGCAATCCTATAACCTTACCATAATGGCAAAACTAACTAGTGAATATGGCGTAAGAAAAAATGACAACATCTACCTTTACACAAAAGGTGGTGAGTTTAGTTACGGAGGCATAAACTATGTTGGAGAGTACCATTATGATGGCAATGTTGCTAAAACAGGACCTACACCTAATGACAATGCACAACCTCTACAAAGGTACTTTGCAAATCCAGAACATTACATCTACGATAGAGCGTTTAGATTTAAACCAAAAGTATTAAGCTATGTTGATCCAAAGCCATACCTATATAAACCAAACGAACAAGTATACTCAGTAGGAGTAGATTCTCGATACTTTGTTGAAAAAATACAAGATAGTGAAAGCTATGCTATAGAGATAGATTCAGCACAGTTTAATCAAATAAACAAAGCTGGTGGTATTGATGGAAGTATTCATTCCTACACATCGATAGAGTGGAAACTTACTGGATCAACACAAAGTATAACCAAGTACAACCAGTATCAAATATACATTGCCTCTGGAACAGTACCAAGTATAAACTACGCTATAAGAAATTACTTGGAATACGCTAGAATTACTCTCGTTTGATTTTAACTTAAAAGTATGTATATTGTTCTACATGATCGTAGATACTATACAACAAATACAAAACCTAAAGAATAAGTCTGTGTTCTTATATCCTATCAAAAAGGATGATAGACTTCATAGGTGCAATAATCCAATTATAGGATTTGTTGTAATCGATACCCAATCAAAAGAAGCATACACAATTAGTAATGGACATCCTGACGGAATACTAAACATATCTGATTTAGATTTCTTAAAAGATTCTAAGGTGTATTGCTATGACATATTGCTACTCAAGTATTGTGGATACAATACAGATAGCTACGTAGATGTTCAAATGCAATACTACCTATTCACAAACAAACCTTACGAATTAGATACTCCAGGAGTAATCAATCATTACACTAGACAATACCAAAACTGCCACAAGATAAACGATTTAGTGCCATTACTTAAGCATGAAGAGATTGCTTTAAGCATCTTCAGCGACATATGGATTAAGGACGAACAAGCAGGACTATCATTCTATCAACACCAACTACAAAACGTGTTTTATAATATTGAAAGACATGGCTTGAGTATTGATCCTACTTTATTTGAAGAACGCTTTAGTAAAACCTTTAGTAGAGTTGGTAACTCATGTTACACACAATACAACTATTACACAACAACTGGAAGACCAAGTAATAGATTTGGTGGTATAAATTTTGCAGCTTTAAATAAAGAGGATGATACTAGAAACTGCTTTGTAAATAGACTAGGTACTTTAGTTGAGATTGACTTTAATTCATATCACCCAAGACTAATTGCATCTTTAATCGGATATGACTTTCAAGGTGAAAATGTATATGAACACTTAGCTAAACACTATAGCAATACTCAAACACCAACACAAGAGGATATTGAGAAAGCTAAAGAGATGACCTTTAGACAGATATATGGAGGGATACAACAACAATACATGCACATACCTTTCTTTGCATCTATTGAGGCATTAGCACAAGAGATCTGGAGAGAAGCTAATAGTAGTGGGTATGTAGAAAGTCCTATATCAGGCAGAAGACTTACATTGGCTAACTATCAAGATATAACTGTATATACGCTGTTTAACTACTTTATTCAGATGTATGAGACAGAGCAAAACGTAACAATGCTTAGTGAGTTGTTTAAAACATTGGATAAAGATATTGTGCCAATACTATACACATACGATAGTATCCTATTCGATTTACCAAAAGATAGATGTGAATTATTACAAGAGTCTTTAAACAAAGTGATACCAAGTCATTTTCCGTTTAAAATAAAAACAGGTAGTAATTACAAGTGTTTACAGTAAACGGACATATTTATATTAAACAACCAAATAATGAAAACATCAGAGTTTAGAAAACTAATCCGCGAAGAAGTTCAAGTAGTTGTATATGAGCAACAGCTCAATGAAGGCAAACTTGGGGACTTTCTAAATAGAATTAAAAGTGCAGCAACAGAAGCAGCTACTAAAAACTACGATAATGCCGCACAGTTTATTAATATTGACAAGTTGAAAGTACAACCTATACAGCCAAATTCGATTAGCAAAGCACAAAAGGATTTAGAAACACAATCACAACAAATATCAGAAGGTTTTGTAGACAAGGTAAGGAAGTTTGCAATGGTTGGTGCTAAGTTGGGTGTTGGAGGAGGGTTGTTTAGTGGTATAACTGCAATAGGATCTGCTGGCAGTTATATAGATCAATCCTTTAATCAATGGTATTATAAAACAATACAAGGTATGGCTGAGTCTGATGTTATGAAGGTGATGACTGATTTATATGGAGCCAGAGCAGCTGAAGCGAGTATTTGGTTTAAGCTAGGTATGTACGCTTTCTTTGCATTCTTTGTGATAACTATACTATCCATTGCAGTACTACGAATGACTAAAAAAAGCACAAAATAAAATGAAAGTATCAGAATTTAGAAAACTAATCCGTGAAGAGGTTAGAAAAGTAGTAAACGAATACGAAAGTCGTATAATAAGCCACTCTAATAAAAATGCTCGTCCATTGGGTGGTTTGTTTGATAAATTTGATGCTTATATGGAAGAGTTGGATGAAGAAGCTGAAGTATTAGCTGCATGGGCAAAGATACCTAAACAAGAAATGCAAACTTCATATGACAAGCTACTTCCATCCGCACAAAAACAATTTGAGTCTTTGCTTAAAGCAGCTTTAACTGACACCACCAGTACAAACATATTTGCACTGTGTACTTTTATTGTAAGCCGAAATACATTTCCGTCTGGTGTAGTCAGAGCATGTCAGCAGATTTTACGTATGCAATAATGGGAACAATGAAAAAGTCAGAACTAGTTAAAATGATTCGTGAGGAGGTAGCAAGTATACTTCGTGAGAAGAGTATGAAGCGTAAGAACATCAAAGAAGAAGATACAGTAGACCCAGCAGTACTATCAGCACAAAAGGCAGCATTACAAGCCGATATTAAAGCCAAACAAATGGCATTAGACAACGCTAAAAAGAAACTTAGCAAATCATAATGAGACCTCAGCTACTTTGCACATTTACTTACCTAGATAAACTACCAGTCAGTATTGGAGATATCTATAAAGCGTATAGTGTTGATGATGTTGCAAATATGAAATGTTATTACTATATTCAAGCTCCTAACAATGTTGTTTGTATATATAACGTAAGTACTAGTGAAAGACGATTAGGTAACACAATCTCTATCAATCGCAAAAAAGAAACTAATACATTCTACAGTATTAATGCAATTAACAGTTTAATTCGCATTTTAAACAATGGAGTATTGGATAAGACGTTCATTATTGAATGGAACAATTATAAAGACATGATGTTATTGGCAGATGGCCAAACAAACTACAAAACAATAGAAATAAAGGAATTGTCATATTAAGAGACAAAAAAGTACCAAACAGTAGACAAGCATTAGGGATTTAAAAAGTTAGCAACATAGTTGCAAGTAGTTAAAAGAATCCCTATATTAATAAAAGTCAAGTAAGTTTAACAATTAAAAACAAGTAAAAAAATGGCAATCAATTTAGATTCGATTAAAGCAAAGTTGCAACAGATGCAACAAACAAACAGTGGTGGTGGAAATAAGGCTAGCGAGCACATTTGGAAACCAACAGTAGGAAAAACTCAAGTACGTATCGTACCCTACGCATTCGACAAAAACAATCCTTTTCAAGAAATGTACTTCCACTATGAAATTGGAAAGCGTACAATGGTATCACCGGTATCATTTGGTCGTCCAGATCCAATCGTAGAATTTGCAGAGAAGTTAAAAAAGTCAGGAGACAAAGATGACTGGAAATTGGGTAAGAAGATTGAGCCTAAGTTTCGGGTTTATGCACCAGTAATTGTTCGTGGTTTAGAGCATGAAGGTGTTAAGTTTTGGGCTTTCGGTAAGCAAATCTTTACTGAGTTATTGAGCATCATTTCAGATCCTGATTACGGAGATATCACTGATATCATGAATGGACGTGACGTTACTGTAGAATATACAGCAGCAGAGAAAGAAGGAGCATTTCCAACTACAACAGTACGTGTTAAACCTAACACAACTCCAGCAACAACAGATAAGGAAATTGCTGAGAAGATCGTAAATGGTCAGAAAAATCTTAAAGACTTGTTCACTGAACTAAGCTATGAAGAAATGACTGATGCATTACAAAAATGGTTAGATCCAAATGCAGGAACTCAAGATGGCACTAAGCAATCAGGAAGTCCTATTACTGGAGCTACTACAGCAACCAAATCAGAAGATATCTCTTCAGCATTTGATTCATTATTTAATTCCTAAGAGTTATGGCAAAGCAGACAAAAAAAGTACCTGATGAAATATCAGGCAGGGACGAACTGGCTTCATTATTAGCTGACAGTTTAAATAAACAGTTTAAAGACTTTAAGGCTGCTCATTTCCTAAGTGGAGAAGAAGAAACACCAACAGATTTAACAGAGTGGGTCGGAACAGGATCCACTCTCTTAGACCTTGCTATCTCTAATAGACCAAATGGAGGATTTCCAGTAGGTCGTATCATTGAGTTACAGGGTATGGAAGCTTCAGGTAAAAGTTTAATTGTAGCACATGCATTAGCAAACACTCAAAAGAAAGGTGGATTAGCAGTGTATATTGATACAGAGAATGCTTTAAGTGAAGAGTTCTTAACAGCTGTTGGAGTAGATGTATCAAACATGTTATACGTACCTCTAGAAACTATTGAGGATTCTTTTGAGGCTGTAGAGAATATTATCGAAACAGTTCGTAAGAGCTCAAAAGATCGTTTGGTTACCATTGCATTGGATTCAGTATCAGCTGCAACTACCAAGATAGAGCAAGATGCTGACTATGATAAAGATGGTTGGGCAACTTCAAAAGCTATCTTAATGTCAAAGGCAATGCGTAAGATTACAAACATTATTGCAAAGCAAAGAGTTCTTTTGATCTGTACATCACAACTTCGTGAAAAGATGGGTGTAATGTTTGGTGACAAATGGACTACTAGTGGTGGTAAGGCTTTAGGTTTTCATGCAAGTTGCAGGATTAGGCTTAAAGGCGTAGGAAAGTTGAAAAGTGGTAGTGGTAAGACAGAACAAATTATTGGAGTACAAACAGAAGCTCAAGTAATTAAGAATCGTATGGGACCTCCTTTCAAGAAAGCAACTTTTGATATCTACTTTAGTTCAGGGATCGATGATACAAACAGCTGGTTAACAATCATGAAAGATTACAGCTTACTCAAACAATCAGGAGCTTATTACACATTAGTGAATGAGATTACTGGAGAAGAGATTAGGTTTATGTCTAAGGATTGGAAAGGCATGTTGGAGTCAGATCCAGAGCTAAAAGAGTTTTGTTACAACAAGATATGCGATATCTTTATCATGAAGTATAAAGCTGAAAATGGATTTGATCCAGATTCAGTATCAGTTGATGATGGAGATTTGATAGATTAATGATAAACAAATATCAAGCGCTGATTAATGAGCTCAAGCTCAGACAAAGTGAAACTGAGACTATCC